GTTTTTATATTTTCTTTTGCCCAATTTAATCCGTAAAGATTCATCCCTAATGGATGCGTATATCGAAGCTTATTTATTTCTACCGGCATATATTTACCATATTTTTCAGCTTCTTCTTTACACATTAAACGACCGCGCAATCCAACAAATCTATTATCTTCATCAAAATGGGGTATAGTAATTTGATCCGCGCCCGGAAAAAATCCTATTGTTGCCTGTTCAATCACCTCTTGAGATATATTATCTTTAAGCCAAGGGCGGAGTTGAACATGATAATTTAACCTATCTAAAATTATCTTATCATACTCTTTTAAAATAATCTTATCTTTAAAGCTAGAATCTTTAACTATGTCATCAACTCTATCATATTTCGTTAAATAAGACCAGTCCTCAAGGCTTATAGTGTTGCCTTCATCATAATTGAAATCTAATATTCCAAAACGATATGCGATATATCGAACAGCATCATTTAAATCAAATACTTTATTTTTTTGAATTCGCATAATTTTGATAACCAATTGGAATATATCAAAAGATTCATCGCATTCAGTAAAGCATTTAAATAAAGTGCTATTGGAATAATAATACAATTTCCGACTTCCTTCTCCAGGGACGTTATGACATATAGTGGCGGAGATTATTCCAAAGTCAGTGTATTCAGGTTCTCCACCCCATTCGATTAATAAATCAAAAATATTTTCAATAGTTAAACATTGACGAATTTCTAACTTATCATATTTCATTTATCTCACTACAACTGCAGTACAATGTCCTTTCAAAAAGCATTCACGATTTACAAAATCAACAAGATATTTTTGTGGGTCAGGAATTTTTTTATTCTCTGAATCAAGTAAGGCTCTTGCTAACCCACTTGGCATTTCATATTCGAACGTTTCTGCATAAAACGGTTCATTATCCCACATTTTCTTAATATTATTTAAATTTTCATTAGTACTAGCCATAATAAATTTCTCCTTTTTCTCTTAAAATGCTGAGGTTTCATCAACCTTAATTATAGTATCTTCAATTGGTATAAGTTCATATGTATATGAAGTACAAAACATTGGGTCTATTCGACAAGTCCCAAGGTTTGATTTACACCAAAGATATACACCTTTATATCTACCTCGTCTATTTTTATATATAGATAATTTTAAGGTAGGTTTCTCATAAATTCCACTATCTGTAATGGAAGTTAATGATTCTAAATCTTCTGTTGTGGCGGGAAGTAAAATCATACCAACATCAATCTTATCTGCAATCGCTTTTGCGCCACGCAACAAATTCTGGTCTGGAGTTTTTGATTCTTGATAATCAGCGTTTAGCTGAGTACTTGACTCAATAAATACCCCATATTTATTACACAAATCTTTTAAACGAATAGATAACATAAATAAAATATTATCTTCGCGCAAACGCACACCACCAGACCGTTTAGTTATTTCTTCCAAGATTTTAAGACTCGTATGAATGTAGTCATGAAAGACATATGCGACTTCATGATCTCGAATATTTCTTCTGATACGGTCCTCAACATCCTGGAGGGAGAAGTCTGGTAATAATTCAATATAGATTGGACTTTCTGCCAAAATTTGACCAGCATATCTTACTCGCTCCTCTTCATCACCTTCAAATAAATTTTGATTCAAAATATGCTCTTCATTCACATTAGAAAGAAAAGCTAACATCATTGTTTGAATTTCTTCAAGTTCTTGTTCTGTTGTAATATAAAGAGTAGGAGAAGCAGAACCAGTAGATATCCAACCTTGTCCATCTACATATAAACTATTACATCCTACATAACAAGCATCCGCAATCATTGAACGAGTTTTACCTATACCAGTAGGAGCTGAACGAAGATAAAACTTTTTAAGGCGGGCGCCGCGTGTAATTGTATTAATATATTTTCCATATAGCGGTACTCCGGCCTCTGGATATTCTTTTAGGCGGTTAAGCAAATCTTCAATTCCTTCGCCCGCCTGTTTTGCTTCTGTGTTATCATTTCCCGCAAAGTTATTCTTAATTCTATCTATTTTTTCATCTATTTTATTTGTTATATCTACAAGTGAAGCATTATCAAGATATTCTTCTTGTAACTGATGTTTTTTAACATCCATAATGTTATCGGGGTCATAAATGTCAGATACATCTAATCCAACCATATCTTGATAAGCGCGCAAAAGACTCATTTTTTTCATTCGATTATAATAATAATCAAAAGTAGAAACTGTTGCTAGTTTTGAGACTTTAGCAAGCCATTCTTCACCATTTTCTTTTCTAAATACGCTTTCACTATTGGGGCGAGTAGATAAATAATCTAAAATATTTGCTACAGATATAGTCTCTGCGCCCAATTCATGAAGTTTAAAAATTGAACCAAATACAATTTTATGAAATTCATTTGGAAAATCATATTCAGTTATTTTATATTTATCACTATAGTCTAATAGTTGAGGGGTATTATAAACACAACCTATTACTTGCATAATAGCTGTAGTATCTACATAATTGCTCAACCTTGTCCCTCCTCATCTAAAAACGAAAACTCTTTACTTCTTTTTTGTTCTATTTTAGGTTTTCTTATTGTTAAATAATTTATTTTTTCTTCTTGTTTTAATAATCCTTGATTTTTTTCTTTTATTTCTTTTCTTCGTTGATAAAAATTTCTAGCTTGGTCATATACATAAGGAACAATACCTAATGGATTATCTTTATTTAATTTTTCTCCTTTAATTATATACCAATAATTTAAGGTGCCTCGAATATTATCATATGTTAAATTTTCTTTTTGTACAATTTGTTGAATTTGTTTTTGTGCCCCAGGCGGAACAGTTTCCCATCCGCACAAACTCATTAGTAAATTATTTAATTTTTCTAATGGGTCAAGTGTTTCGCTTTTAAACTGGGCAAAACAACTTTCGTGAAAATAAGCTTCTCCATCTCTATGACAATCTGTAGAATCAACAGAAACAGGTTTTAAACAGACTCTACACATAGCTGTTCGGGCGGGGTCAATTGTTTCATATTTATCTTCAATAAGACCATTTTTTACAGCTTCTTTATAACAGTCTGGATGTGCATACCGCATAACTTTTCCTGTTGGAATCTGTATAAAAGGTATTTTTTTTCTATTAAATTCTTGTTTGCAGAATTTACAATGGACTTTTCCTTCTTGATATCCAGGCATTTATTCACCCACTTTCCTTATTTATATTATATCATAATTTTTATAAAAAATCAACCTGACGAGTTTTCTCGCCAAGTTGATTTAAAATATATGATATGCTAAAAAGATTACTTATTCATTACATCTTCTTTAAGTTCAGTAACGATTGCGTATATAAGTTCAGCTTGGTCTGGAGTTGTATCTCCGACTTTTTTACCTTTACCAAGGAATTTATCAACAACTTGAGTAATATAAGGAGCATATTTATCCTTATCTTTAGCCATTAATTCGCTAATAATTGCCTTAAATTCATCCATTAAAGCATCATAGTCATAAGTTACTGCAATGGGGCCAACATCACGTTCTTCGGTAATATATCTTCCGCCTGTCTCTTGAGCTTCTTTATCAATAGCATCGGTAAGAGCCCTTGCTAAAGATTCATAATTAAAATCAATTACTGGTTCAATATATTTAAAACGACATCCACAAGCAATTCTTCCATCAGAAGAACGAAGTAAAAGTTTTACTTTTGTACCATCTTCTGTAATAAAGGTTTTTGCATAACCATAAAGGTCAGCCATATTTTCAATTACCGCAAGAGCAGATTTCTGTGCGGCTGGACGAATTTTAGTAATTTCTTTACCGGTAGTATCCTTTTCCGTATATTCCGTTTCGTGAGAAATAAATACTACTGCATATCCCATCATAGTTAAACCACGGAATACATCTTCGAATTCTTTTTTATATTTGCTCCAGCTATTGGTTGCCCAACCACCATCGCCCATATTATCAATACCGAGCTGATTACAAATATATTTCTGGCAGAGGTCTGCTGCAATATCAATTGTATCAATAACAATAGTTTTATAAATTTCTCGGACTTCAGGCTTTTTCAACTCTCGATAAATCTGTTTCATTTCTACCCAAGTTGTTACATCTTGAGCCATAATACCAGGGATAGCATTATAACCACGCTCAAAAGCAAGAAGCAATGCATCAGCATTTGGGTGGCCAAAGTGGTTTTACCCGTCTTTGGCGCGCCATAAATGTATGTAATATATCCACTAAGGTCTTTACTTACCTTATGAGGTTTAAGGGCTAACAAATTAATTGCCATAATTTTTTACCCCCTTAATTAAAATCCAAAGTTTTCATCAGAGTTTGCGAAAGCAGAACCAGCATTTGCGGTCGCATTATCTCTGTTCGCAAGATATTCTTCTCTTTCCTTTTTCTTTGTAGCAAGATTAGTCTGACGATCAGCAAGTCCTTTTTTAATTTCGGCAGGGCTAATATCCGCATCCTCGCCAATTTCATAAGTATCTTTTACTGCCCAATTTACTACAAAATCTCTATGAGAATTCTGGAATTCCCGCACATAGGTTTCACCAAAGGCGCCTTCCTCTTCAACTCTTTTAACAACGATAGTTGAAACTTGCTTACCACGCACTCTCGTAAAAACAGGATTCTTATCGGAAATATCCAAACTCTCAAAATAATCCATCGCGCCAGGGTTCAATACTGTATATTTTACTGGCATAAAATCATTACGGAAGTTCATAATATAACCATTCAAGACAACCTTCTCAGGAAGTTCTTTCTCTTCATCCGCATCAAAACGAGTTACTTTATTCAAAATAATATCGGTATCAAAAGTAGCTCTCTTATTTTCATCTTCATTAAGAGCATCAACGGCAGTAAGGAATCCGCCTTCATTTCTCATAAAACTAGCAATTTCCTCCTGGCCATTTCTTTCAGTGAACCATTCATTCACATCAATTGCGGTATCAGCCACAAACTTCTGTGCCTTATCCTTGCCATGTTCCATAACAGAACAAATATTACCGTCAATAATATTTGCCAAAGTTTTAAAAGTTCTATTGGGCTGACCATTCTTGGTTACAGCAACAACATAAGTATAATGAATAGACACAATATTTGTCATTTCATCATCGGTTGCCAAATCAATCGTTCCACTAATATATGGAGTATTAGGACTCTTTGAGTTCGGTCCTGTCACCTTTTTCTCCAGCTTATGCTGATAAAGATACCCTTCTACATGACTTTGATTAAAAATTTTTGATTTCATTTTTCATTTCTCCTTTTTATTCTTCGTTAGTAATAATAAAATTTCTGCCTTTTTCTGTTAATTCATAAACAATCGGGTCTTTTCCAGTCTTATCACAAAAACCATCTGACACAAGTTTTCTCAAAGAACCAGAAATGCCTCGGGCGGAAATACCCATACCCTGAGCCACATCCGCGCTCTTAAAAGGCTTATCAGCCAAATTCTCCTGGAGATAACTCAAAATAGCTTTACCATTTTCTGTCAGAGCTGGTTTTTCTTTTTTATCTGCCATAACAGTAAGATAATTTTTTATACTATCTGTCATCAATGATTCAGTTAGTTCCGGATTAGCTTCCATAAGTTTATTTACAAAGTTCAAAAATTCATTAGACATTAATTTTCCTCTTTTCTTTTTTATCTTACATATATATTATATCACATTTTTTTAAAAAAATCAACTGTTCTTATCTTCTATGATTTCATCAAGGAAAATTAAATCTTGCGCATAGGGTAGGCCGCGAGCAAATCCGATAAAATCTTCACGCCATTCAAACAATTTATGAAAACGACGTTGACTTACAGAACACATAGCTAAAAGATTTTCATAACTCATAGTTACAGTTCTAGTTTGAACCCAAGCATTTGGTAATAATTGAATTAATGCGCGCCAATAGCGAATATCTTTAGTTTCAAGATATGCTTGACGAAGCCGTTCACATAAATCAATAAGTTCATCAATGCAAGAACCAAAAGATACATATAAATTATCTTTACACATATTTAGTTCATCATTGGCTTTATCCCATAAAAAACAATCTCGTGTAATTGGCGTTTCCGCTAATTTATGCATTGTTGAAGTAGAATTAGCCACAGTACCAACCTTATAAGTGTCAAATTCCTTCCACCAATAGAGTGGTGCTGTAATATCAACGCATACTTGAATTTGGCGTAAAAACTTACGATGTTCAGAACCGCCTCTAATAAGACGCTGAGCCAGTTTCATATCTTTTGCGCCAATAAGATTATATTCATAGATTTCTTCATCAGTATTG